TCAAACTCCTTACGCTGCTTTGGTTTTGAATTTCTAGTCTTACTTATTCTTTTCTTTGTACAGTATTTGCATTCATACGAATATGCAGAGGGGTTTTGTCCTCTGTCTTTTCTAGTCTTATAAAAATTATCAGTGAGCGAGAGAGTTCTCAGGCATTTTCTACATTGCCTATCAACAAAGAGGAACTGCTCTAGACCCAGTTCGTCTTCTATACTCACTGTTCCTCACTCTTCCTTGCTGCGTAACCTAGTACGAATCCAAAAGAAAACAACACTAAGGTTATTAGTGCTGTTGCTAGGTTAAGTAAAATGCCTTCCGTACTCATTTGTAATCCCACATATAGGAGCGATCGCCATATTCATCGGTATGCCAGACTTGTCCTTCGGGGTCTACGAATGATTCGTTAGTGAGACCATCATCCATAAATCCAAAGGGTGCCATATCCGCTTCAATTGCTTCGCGTTGTTCTTGATACATTCTAGCACGAATGTCGTTATCGTGGAGTTCTTTAAAATAATCCTGTACTGCCAACCAAGAGAACATCACAAGACACATAGCAAGGTCATCGTTGCAACCTTCTTCTGCTGCCCACGACTGCCCTTTTTGAATGAAGGTAGTTAGTTCAGAGATAATATCATAATCACATAGAACTAACTTATCATCTTCTAGCAACTGCTTCAGGTTAGAACACCCAATCTTTTTAACAGAGGTTGACATCTTGACACCCAGTTGTACCTTACCACCAGAGAATCCTTGACCGACAACTTGTCCTGCTCTACCACGCATTGCTGCCATTAGTAGATTGTCATACTCAAGATCATACTGTATAATATCTGCAACCTGACCACCAATGTCATTTATTTCTACAAGAATGTAAGCGTGGTTATATGCTCTTGCAACCTGACAAATAATATCAGGGAATAACATAGGTTTAACTTCATTATTTCTATACTTAGCAACTAACTTATATGGAACGGTAGTTGTATCGAACAGTGTGAATGCACTGTAGTCTCCATCAATACCTCTTGCTACGTCCACTGTCATCGTATAATTATGTTCCGCTTCTGGTTTACTGAATACATCAAGACCATTTTGTTTTTCTATTGGTTCGTCATATGTCATCACTCTCAACTTACTGGGAGAGATCAGAGTATCTACAGATCCAAGGAACTCACATTCAAACTCAACACGGAACTGTTGTTCACTTGTGTTACGGATTGTTTGTGCTTTCCAATCAGCATCTCTTCCTGGTACCTGAGACCAGTGAACTTCTGTAGGGATATATTCATTAGTACCACGCTCTGCATCGTGCCAGAGTTTGTAGTACATATTCATCCCGTGAGGGGTAGAGATGATAATAACCTTAGTGGATTTACCAGAAGAAATAGTAGGATAGACAGAACTAAAAAACTGATCTGCAATGTTATTCGGAACGAACGCGAATTCGTCCAGAAATATGACGTTAAAAGACATACCCCTGACGGCACTAGCGCTAGTAGATGCAGCAAGGAGTTTACTTCCGTTCTCCAATTCCACTGACCCTTTGTTCCAACCAATAATACCTTGCTGCATCCATTTAGGAAGATTCTCATAACTGAGTTGTAAACGTCCAAGCATTTCTCGTGCAGTTGCTGCTTTGTTTGCGAGGATTGCGACATTGACGTTATCGTTAAAGATTACATACCATAATAGATATGCGGTAACAACCGTTGACTTACCACTTTGTCTTGGTAACTTAGCAATATTAAATCTATTCTCGTGGAATCTATCTACCATCTCCTCTTGGAAATCGTACAGATTAAATGGGATGACACCCTCATCCAGCGACACAATTTTAATGTATGTCTTAATAAAGTAAATAGGATCACCCGCACATTTAATAAACTCCTTCACCTGTTTGGGTGTGAAGTTAGTATGTACGTTTGCCTTCTTTAAATTGGGGTTGCCTAGATATGCATCAAGACCCATCTTCTTCCTTCTCTTTCAAACTATCTATACGCTTCTTCAGTTCTTGATACCCGTCGTACTCTTCCTCAGAAACCTCGATCTCTCTAAACCTTACAGACATTAGTTCTTCACCTGGTTGGGGTGCTTCAGGATGCTTTGGTGTGGGAGGTTTACTCATCTCTATATTAATAGATTGAATATTACTCCACATCATTGCAAACGCAGCACCACCAATAGCGACTAAACATCCAAGATAAAGAAATGCTTCAAAGTTGTTCATTTAGTTTTCGATATACTTTTCTAGTACCTCTAGTTGATCGTGATAATGTGAGATTTGATCTAGTTCACTTTCAATCGCTGCCATAATATCTGGATGCTCTCCGATACCAACAGGATTGGTAAGATAAACTTCGACGTTCATCTTATGCTTTTCAATGTTCCCTAGGGCGTGCAGTTTAACTGCTTCAATTAGTTTCTGTTTCATTAGATTATTCAGTAAGTGTGCCTCGTGCTCTACGAAGTTGTCTTAATTCTTCAAAGTCTTTTTGTTTTGTGCCGCCATCATATGGCCAAGCATAACCCTCACCAATCATTTCTTCGTTGATTGACACTGACTCGTCCCCAATATATAACCATCCAAGAAGACGCCCATACTTACCGACACCACCAACAAGTTCAGTCCTAATAAACAACTGATCATCACCAGCAATGGTTGATTCAAGTTTACCTTTGAGCCAATTTGTTGCATCGATACCAAGTGCTTTCTCTTCTAGATTACGGGTTCTTTTCTCAGGAGTATCGACTCCTGCAATTCTTACCCGTTCTTTTTTATATAGTTCGAAACCAAGATCGATTGTTACGTCAATAGTGTCCCCGTCAAGGACTCTGTTGATCTCCGTCACTCGGAAGTTGTAACAACTCTTCCTGCTCGGGGGCACCATTTCTGCCATCGTTCATCTCCTTGAATGATCCTTTCAATATGTAGTAGATATACCAACTTACTATTATGAGAAGGATTGCAACCATCCAGATAACACCCCATACGGGGTCACCGTAATTTTCGTGAGTCCTAAGAACTAGTTCCATCTAACCCATTATGTTTACATCTATTCCTAAGAATGGTGCGATCTTTCCAATGACTCTCAGAAAACCATCGACAAACGCACCAAGGAATGCGAATCCAAGCAACATACTAATAAGTGAAGCATTACGATTATGCCTACGAATCTTATCTTCAATCATTTCATCCACTTCATCACGTGTTGGATGGTTGGGTAGAATTTCTTTAAAACGATTTGTCATTGGTTCGTCTCCAAGTTCGGGTAGATGGAAATCGAAGTCTATAATATCTTCGGATGCCCAAAAATCTTCCCAATCTTTTGGTGAATCGGTTACGTCTTTTATCTCTGGTTTTTCTGGTGTTTGAGTCATTTTAGTTTACGTGAATTGTTCCAGTCATTCCTGCTCCTTGATGTGGACCACAAAAGAATTCGTAGTCTCCAGCATCAGCAAAAAGGATGTCTTGAGATTCACCAGGGGAGAACATAAGAGACTCTCTGGATAAATCTGCTCGACCTTCTACAATGATATTATGTGGAGGCAACATATTATTCACAAAGTGAACAGTATCACCTGCAGATATGGTAATATCGTTAGGTTCGAAAACTAGGTTTCCATTGCTTCCCATAGTTACATCAACAGCATACACAGGGAATGCAAAGAACAACGTAGCAACGAATGCTAAAATGAACTTCATACTTAAGTTTATCAACTAGAAGTATTTAACTGTGTACAAAAATGAGTTTATGGTTAGTCAGGAATCCCTGTTTTTACCAAACACACTGATTGCACCGTCAACAAAACCACGTCGATAATCCCAAGTATCACCACCTATTTGCCCTCTCTTAGGGTTGATGCACTTGTCGTAATCTGGATCGGTATCACTAATATTATTGCATACTAATCCTGCTAAGTCTAGTTCGTTACCTTTAGCGCCAGTACCAGTCCAACGGTGTTCACCGTTTAACCAAGTAGCACCACATTTGTCACAAACCTTTTGCTCAAATTGCATTGGTGGTCTCCCACAGGTTACTAGAAGAATTTAGGATAATAAATGATATATGTCAAGAAACTCTTTGCGAAGAGATCCGTTACCGCAAGGTGAAACTTTGCTCTACCAATATTTTTATCCATTAGCACTTCCACTTGCGTAATGCTAATGCTTTACGAGTGGGTTTACCTTTCTCATCTTTCATCGGTCCTTTGACTCCACCCATTCTAGCGCAGAAAGATCTTTTCCTAGGACCCCCTTCAGGTTGAGGTGCTTTAAGATCAGACCCAGGATTTTCTCTCTCATAAGATTTTCTGCCCTTTTCGTTGAGTCCACCTTCTTTATTCTTTCCTTCCTTTCTTTGCCAAGCACTTTCATTTACGTCCTTGTCCTGTAGGAAGGAGACAGGAGATTTTTCTGGTTTCTTTTTCTTCTTACTATCCTTACCACCAAGTGCTGCCTTAGCAACTTTACCTGCTGAGTATGGATTATCTTTCTCTTTATTTCTCTTCGTATCATTACGAATCTCTCTCATCTTTAATGCGTGAGAGATCTTTCTTCTGGCAGAAGGTCTACCAATAGGAGGATTAGTTTTATCAATTGCTCGCGCTACAGAGAGTCCCACACCTTCTTCGATGGGGTCATCTTTAGTGTCTTGGAATTCTCTGAACGATTTCATTTTTCCTTGTTGTTTTTAGGGTTGGATGCACAATTTGCTTCGTGCTTTTCGATCCAGGTTTTAGGACGCCAATGTCCTTGGGGTGAAGTTAATCCACAATACTGGCATACCCACTGTGCGTTGTCGTTTTGATCAGCCATAATGAAACTTTCTGTCCTTAGATTTAGATGGTAGTTTGCCTGAACGCACCTTAGTGGATGATGTTTCACCATATCCTGCAGGGTGCTTTCCTGCTTTTGTTTTGCCAACGCTGTCAGACTTTGCCTTACTTCCCTTATCTGTGTAGTGAAGTTTAGCAGACTTGTCCTTGTCTTTAGTAATCACAGATTCTTGTCCGTGCTTACGACCCAGACGGCGCATCACTTTGCCGAATCTACGTTTCGACATTTTATCGGGTTTGGTAGTGTGGTACGAAACCTCACGACCTGTCTCACCTGAATCATATTTATATTCTCCAACACCTTTCTTGTGACCAATACCGTGCTTCTTCAGACCTTTCTCAAGATCTTTTCTTTTACCACGGTTCTTCTTTTCATCAGAACCACGGTCAGCACTGATATGTCCAGTCACTTTGGTTTTGGATTTATCCATAGCACGGGCGAGACCACCCTCGGAGATAAACTCTCCGAATCCCATTATAGCATACGATTGTGTTTGTAGGTGCATATCGGTAGAACCCTTTTGCTGAACAGACTTTCTTTGGAGTTGCAACTTCCTAAGGTTGATCATAAGTTGCCTGCGGTCTAGAAGTTGTTTGGTCTTCTTGATCGCCTGATTCTTTGGATCTTTAACTTCTTTGTTGGGTTGCGCTTCCATATTAACCACCAATTACTTGGACTTGCTCGACAACAACATCGGCACTACCAGCAGTGAGTTTCACAGTTCTCTTGATCATAGGAACAGTGTTTGCAACGATGTCTGCATCGCTTAAGACATATGCAGAACCTGCACCAGATGCATCAATATCAGTTGTGATTGTCTGGTCAGTTACAGCAGTTACCTTCTTACCACCTGAAGCGGCAGATTCAAAGTCTGTTCCAAAACCATTTGTATCACCACCATCAACTGTTTCGATATAGTCACCGACTGAGAATGTATGTCTTCCCCCTGCTCCTGTACCGTTGCCCGCTCCACCAACGCTGAAAACTGCTGTGGCAGCATTAGTAGCGGCGTGGACGCTAATGTTTTTTGATTTCCCACAGGAAAGTAATACTGCTTCACCTGCTGCAAGTGTGATTGCAGGACCAGCATTGAATTTAATGGTTGAAGCGGAAGCAGCATACGCCCGTACAACACCAGTTTTAACGACAATATAAGCGGTACCTGATCCACTCACTGTCGTAGTATCTAATACATTTAATACAGACATCGACTTTTTAATACTTGTTTTTACTATTTATCAGATTTTTGTTGCTTCAGGAACTTTGCGAGTTCCGCTGTTGAACCAACGAACATTGTATTGTTAGTAACGTTCTGTGCTGCTTTGTTCTTCGGTCCTTCTTCAATCTCCATCATTTTCTTATGAAGGTCCGCTAACTTATCCGCAGTATCGGCAACGTTCTTAATTAAATTACCAGCAACTTCGTATGCTCTAGGTGAGTCAGACTCTTGTGCCAACTCAAGAATACCATCAACTGCCTCCTGACCTTTCTCGATCAGTGCGTAAAAGTTTCCACGAGAATACTCATAGTCCTTGACCTGATGATCAGTGACATTTGGTACAATTGAATTATTCTTTTGTGGTTTACCTTGTTCTACCAAGGATGTTTCCACATCAAGAGCATCTTCAATACCGTCGTATTTACTCGTCTGCCCCTGTGACTGGGTTTCTTGATTTGCCATCTGAGAATTCACTATAGAGTTCATTAAATCCGAAGTTATCATCTGGATCTGCAGTGAGAGGATCAGGTTGAACTGTGTACCTCATCTCGCGTGCTGCAGTTGTCTTGGAATCCAGTGCAGTATCCACGATCGATTTCTTAATAAGTTTATTGGTAACGTCAGAGACAGGACCATAAACATATGTTTTAGCAGAGAACGAAAGTGTATAGATTAGAGTTCTACGTGTGGTGTAATCACCTTCATAGTCATCTTCATAAACAACTGAGTTCAATGTGACTGGAAAGTCTTTAACTTCGCCGATCGCTTCCTGAAGATTCAGGGTTATGTTGAACATCGGTTGAAAGAATGGTAAGATCTGTTCAAGAATCTGGAGACCATCATCTTGGTTCTTTGCCATAATCGATAGTTCAAAGTCCACATTGTATGGGACTGGCATAAACGATTTTCTAGTCTTGCTGTCAGTACCCGTATAACGAATCACCTGTGTGGGTGATACTTTTCTGGTAGCATCATAAGCAAAACCAGAGATCTCAAAAGAGATTCTAGGTAGTGTGATCTGTACAGCATCTTTAGTTGTAAGATCTCCTACTTGCTTAAGACGTGCAAGGAACTTATCTTTAGGACCATATGCCAAGGGTACTTTCATAACCTCACTTCTACTACCTTCCGTACGCTTGATTTCAATATTATTGAACAGTGTACCGAAAGCAATAACAGTCTTTCTAAAAATTTCGTTGTAAGAATAGGTTCCTAACATTACTGAGCGCCTCCAATTTCACCAAAAGGGTTACCTTCACTAAAGTCAATTAGAGCGTCCCCAAGAGTCTCAAAGGATGAATTCGCTTCAAACTCTGAGTTCGTATTATTTAGTGTATTGTAACTTGCAGTAGTCCAGGCAGCACCTGAAGTTTGACCAGTTACTGTTTCAGGAATGGTGAAAATACCAGACCTGTTGTACACTTGTAGTTGTCTATTAGTTGAATCCCAAGACTTAACTTCGGCAGTAACATTAGATGTACCACCTGCGATCTCTTCACCAACTGTAAATGTACCAGTACCACCAGTAGCAAAGTTGACAGTGATAGTCTGTGCAAGGTTTCTCTCGATAACATCGATTGCTTCGACGCCAGTATCGAGGTCCTCTCCACTGTATTCGAAGAGTTCACACTTGAGACCCCATACGTGGATCTTATTTAATTGATAGAATGGTTGTTCGTGCTCAACATATTGAATAGAAAATAACTTATTAGCAAGAGGGAAGTAAATCAAATCTCCTTCATTTGGTCTACCTTCTACAACCAGTGTTGTATTATCATCTACTAGATCTTGAAATCTTTTACGTGCAATAATAAAGTTAACTTGATCAGCAATCCTTACACCAAATTTACTGAACAGATCTCCATCTCCACCAAACCCCTGTACGTTTTCTAGGTATCCTTCGATTTGATATGCAGAGTCAAATGAATTCAAAGAATCTTCTCCAAGAACTGTATCCTCAGAAACCAATGTCTTAGGGATGTAGTAAAGTTCTACACCAAACATTTTAATTTGTTCTACGACAAGATCTTCAACGAGTTGTTGCTCGCCGCTTGTCCCTTGTGTGAAGTAAGAATTAGTAGGCATTACCCGATCATATCTAGAGGTGGCATTTCGTATGTGCTACGGAGTTTTTCATCTAGTTGTTCTAGTTCAGTAATCGCATCACTGTAAATCTTTTCTCCGTTCAAGGTGACACCACCAGGAAGTTGCACGTTCTGGAACTTCGTAAGGTTCTGTCCCCAATACTTTTTAATCATTGCTGTAGTATAATCTTTCACCCAAAGTGTTCCATAAATCTTGCTCCAGTTCAAAGGATCAAGAGCACGAACACAATCAATAACAACATACGAACCCTCGTGAGCATCAGTCTTAGTATCAAAATCAATGAAAAGACGACCTTGTGTGGCATTAAACCTAGTAGGTTTCATACCTTCCAACAAGAAGTTGATTGTTTCAAGGTGGGTCTGAATCATATAGTAGTGATAGAACTGTGTTGATGTAAAATCAAACAGGTCATTCAATCTCATTTGATAACGAATATCAAACATATTACGAGTGCCTTTATCAGTAAAGGTAAAAATACCATTCACTGCCAAGACGTGTTCTGGCAAAATCAAGTAATTGCTCTGTGTCTTAAACACAGTTCCTGTGTTACCTGCCTGTAAAGTATCAGTACCAGTCTCAGATTCATCTGCTTGGAATCTTGTAATATCCTCAGCAGTGAACTGATGCTTTAAAAATACTTTTTCCGATCCTCCATAATGAAATTCTTGAAACGTTTCGATTGTATAATCGATAGCGTCATCAATTTGATCGTCAGATACGTTCACCTCCAAGACTGGTTTACCAAGTCTACGGAGTGCGTATTCTTTTAATTCTGCTTTGGAGGTGGGATTTGCCATTACTTTCGATTTTGTAGTTGTTGAACAACAGATTCTTTGCCCATAGGAGCAATGTCTCTAAGACCATTAGCATCAAACCAAGGAGCAGTCTCCCAGTTGAAACCTTCACCAAATGTATTATCAGGTGCTACGACATACCAATGACATTTAGAGTCAGGTATATCAACAGCACACACTGCCCAGTCATCTGCCCACTGAGGTACTTGCACATACATCACTGGTAAGTGATCAGCAAATACAGGTCCCACACTTACAAAGAGTGAAACTAAGCAAGAGAACACAAATAACAGTGGAACGAATTTAAGTGGGAATGGTGTCTTATTCATTTTTATAAGGCAGCGATTGCCGCTTGGAATGCAGCATAAGTAGCGGAGTTTGCAGCAGCAGTTTTGAGTGCCGCTAGTGTAATTGTCTCTGCCTGTAATGCAGAGTCAGCAGTTGCACCTTGTGCAGCAGTAGCGTATGCAGTAGATGCAGTCGCAGCAGCAGTTCCTAATGTAGGTTTGCCAGTTAGATCTGCGTATGCACCAGAGAATAGTGTAGGCAGGTTACTAAGATCATTATAAGATCCACTGGTTGCAACTGTGGCAAGGTCTCCTGGTTGTGTAGCAGAAGCAGCAAGTGTACCCTGTGCAGAAGTTGCATATGCAGTTGCCGCAGTGGTAGCAGCAGTGCCAAGACCAAGAGTTGTTCTTGCAGCAGCAGCGTCAGCATCATCAATCAGGGTTCCACCGAAGGTGCTGACATCAGATGCGTCAAGTTTTCCAGTGATACCAGCAACAACACGAGCATCAGCACGTGCGTTTGTGTAGTATAGATTTGTGCCTTCACTTAAATTACTTGTTGACTTACTGGATAGGTCTAAGTTTGCACCTGTCTGTAAGTTAACTCTTGCATCAGCACGAGCATTGGTGTAGTAAAGGTTAGTGCCTTCAGCAAGATCAGCAGTATCGTGGTTAGATATAGATGCAATCGTTGTTGGAATTGTGTATGAGATAACACCAGTGCCACTGTTGTATCCTAGATCTCCACTGACTGAGATGTGTCCACGAGTTCTGGCAGCAGTAGTAAAGAGATTGGTTGATCCCTCAGTAATGTTGTCAGTATTAATGTCTGCTTGAGTTGCACTCAAAGTCAGTAGGTTACCTGCGTCATCGTATGATGCAGTAATACCTGTACCACCAGAGATAAGAGCAGCAACGCGATCATCAACTCTCTCATCAGTGAAGTAAAGGTTAGTTGAACCCTCAGCAAGAGCGTTAGTATTATGGTTCGCGATAGAACCAACCTGTGACTGACCGAAAGTAATAGTTCCAGTAATGTTCAAGTTACCCTGAACCTCAAAGTTCGTTGTAGAAACGAAGTTAGTAACACTCAGAGTGTTAGAGAATGGGTTGTATGTAAGGTTGGCAGAGTCAACAAACATTCCTGTATGCCCTGTGTTAGAGGAAGAGAATGTTGGATAGAATGTAGTATTATTATTTGTATTGTTAACGTCAATATTATTTGCGTTCGTTGCAGTTCCTGTAACATCACCAGTCAAGTTACCAGTAATCTGTCCAGTAACA